CTATTCATTTGTTACATTATACTTATTATATGTAAATTTGTACAAAGTGCTTCTATCAATATAAAATGAGTCTTCAGGCAATAAAAAATCTAAACTTTCATATACCATTTTATTGTCAAAAAAACCTCTTTTCTTAGTATACGGTTTTAATGTTGGAATAACATAAAAGAAAACATATACATCTTTTGATACGAGTGTTTGATCAACTATGAATTTAATGAGTTTCTCCATTATTTTTTTATCTGTTTTTTTTGTGAAAAAAAGACTTTCATTTGACAAGTTATACCCTAATGCAATATCAACACTGTCGTTTATAGTAATATAATAATAATACAAAGATGCATCTAATTCATTAGGACAAATAAACTCATCACCAACCGGTATGAATTTAATAACATTATCTATGATATTTAATTCATCTTTAAATATAATTTCTTTTGTTGCTAGCACATAATAATGAGCTAAGTGATAAGGCTTTTTTCTCATTAGTACACTGGTGTTCCAAACCAAACATGTGCCTTTTCCGAACCACTACGGTTAGGATGATAATGATCGAAATAAAAATTAAGGCCTTTACTTATACCATGAGCTGGTTCAAATCTTGGGGAGATATCTTCGCTATTATTAAAAGCTTTTAGTTCTACTATCGACTCAATACTTTGTTTATAAAGCGTTCCACTATCAATGCTTTTGTTACAAGAACTTAAAAAAAACGATAAAAATAATACCAAAAATGTCAATATGTTTTTTGATTTAATATGTATCACCTCTTTATCATATATAAATTATAGCACATTTGTATCGTTTTGCTAAAATAAATAAATTTATTTTACTATTATTTAAATATTAATGTTTTCTAGAACACATATAAAACAAATCTCAAATTTAATAATTTCAGATAAACACATAGATTTTTACAATGATTATAGGCCACATTCATACTTGAACGGTATGACCCCTAATAAATTTGAACAAAATTATTATAAAAAAATGGATTGTTGACTTGATTAGGCCAATAATCCATTATTGTTATTAAAATAAAAAGACCTTCATGTCCGGTCAAATGACCTAAAACAGTTCGAAAGTCTTTGGTAATGCAAAAATTTTGGTTTTTAGAGAAGACTTTCGAACCCCTGACCCAAACGACCCTTTTTTTAACTGTTTCTTCTGGCACATCTAAAATCATCATATCAGGGAAATCAATACATGCTCTTTGGTATGCGTGTCTTGTTTCATGAAATGCACATCTTAATATCTCTTCATCATGGATTGAGTTAAGCCAATCAGTATTAAATACTATTGTATAAGTTGCTGGTATAAAGATAGCTCCTTGATGATCAAACTGAAAGAAATCTCTATCTCTATATAACACTTCTATTCCATCTTCTAAACCTAGTTTATTAGATGCATAGATAACTCCAAGTCTTGCTGTTTCTTTTTTCATTTAATAACAACTCCAATCTACATGAAGTCATTATACAATAAAGTCAAATCTAAATCTAAATTTTTTTGAATTTGAAAAAGTTTCAATCTTAACCTGGCTTAATATGTTATAATTTTAATGTGAAGGAGTGATTATTTTGAATGAAAAACAATGGACTTATTTAATTGAAGAGTTATTAAATAACTCAGACTTGGGAGAAAACATTAAAGTTAAACCTTTTGTTAAGGTTCCTTATGCTCGTGAAATTACTTCATATGATTCTAATTTTAATGAACTAGAAAGTAATACTGCACCTTATGAAACCGACATTTTAGTATACGAAGAAATCAAAGGTGTCATCAAGCCTAGAGTTATTATTGAATTAAAAGTATCTTCTGTTACTACTCATGATGCGATAACTTATAGTGACAAAGCTCAATTACATAAAAATGTTACTCCTTATATAAGATATGGAATAGCAATCGGTGATAGAAAACATTATCCTCTTCCAGGTAGATTATTCAGACATGGATTAAACTTTGATTTTATGATAAGTTTCAAAGATTTTAAATTAACTCCTGAGGAAACAAATACTTTTGTTGATTTATTAAAACATGAAATAAATGCATCAATCCAGATTGAAGAGATGCTTGCTGATAGTAGAAAATCTACTAGAAAAAAATATTATATGTTACACAAAAAGTTAGATTTAAAAGAGTTTGATTAATTAATCTTTTTAGAAACATCAATAACTGTTTCAATCATTGTATCAATTAACTGCATATCAAATTTAATATTATTTTGTTTTAAGTATGTGTTCACACTGGCGATCACATACTTTTTCTTTTTAGATCCGTCAGTATAATTGTTTTCAGCAATAACACATAGCTCTTTAACTAACTTTTCTATTTCAGCATATCTCTTGTAATACCTTTTAACTTTTTCGTTTTTGGTTGCTAGGAAACCTAACACTGCACTAACAATAGTTAAAACTGTTGTGATTATTGTTACTACTAATTCTGGATTATTCATCTTTATCTTTATCCTTCTCTTTCTTACTTATTATTTCAAGTGCATTCTTTATTACCTTTGGAATAGGTAATCCTGCTAAACTTGCATTTTCTATTACACTTATTCCTTCCATTGAAATAAACCCTATAACAGTACCATCTCTAATAAATGATGTTTCTAAAACTATATCAAGTTGAGTAGCAAGTGCTACCAGAAATAAAATGAATATCTTTTTAGATAAACCAATTATTCCTGCACTGCTACTTAACTTTCCATTATCAGTTTTTTTACTGTTCTTAAATACTATCGCTAATATGATTCCACTAAAAAAGTCTAGAACCATAAATATTAGTAAAGCTATCATGACATTATCGAATCCTCCTAGTAAAAATGAAAGCAAGGATCCAATAGATCCAAAGATCATAATGATTATATTTTTAACTCTCATTACTTATCGCCTACTTTTATATTGCTTCTAAACTCCTTAATTTCTTCTAATAATTCTTTAAACTCTTCTACTACAGACTGGTCTAATGTTTCCCAGTCTTTTTTGTAATTAAATATCTTATCTGATATTTCTTTTGGAATGTTTACATCATATTTGTTTGTTTTCTTAAAGTTACTAATGATCCAATGAACTCTATAGATGTGATAGTTACGCTTTACTTTAGCTTCTTGTCTATTGATTAATAAATCATAGTAAGTTATAAACGCATCTAAGAATTCTGGTAGTACTTTTTCAAACTTAATATTGACTAACTTATCATACTCATCTTTAAATTCCGGATTTAAATAAATCAAGTTGTCCTTGACTTTTAGGAAATCATCAGCATGAATTAAGTTGTAAAGAGGAAGCTCATCACTAATTGATTGTCTTTGAATAAAACTATCAATTCCATATGCAAAGATATCAATACCATTTAATGATGCATGTGTTATTCCACCAAGGTCACTAAAGACTGCAACTACATCGATATCTGATTCTTTGGTATCAGTACCATAGGCTCTTGAACCACAAAAGTATGCAAATATTAATTCATTGTGAACAAAGAGTCCTTTTAATTTATCTTCAATTAATTTCTTTTCACTAATTTTTTCACTCATCGTTTTTCACCTCACGATTTTCTAAATCATCTTTACCTTTATCAAAACCTTCAACATTTACTTTGAGCCACTCATAAGCAGCCTTTAGTGGATTGTTGTGTTTGAATATATTAAAGTCTTCTTTAGGTACTTCAATATCCACCACTTCAAGTGGTCTGAAATTCTCTACTCTTTTATCGAGATCAATGTATGATGCAAGTCCTATATTAACTTGCTTTTCACCGTAGTTTATGTTGATATGTACTACTCTATGATATGAGACATCAATACCAACACCTGATTTTAATTTCTTTATAATTGCCATTTTTATTTCTCCCTTTATTCGTATACTTTATTACCATTTAAGGTTTCGTTTAATACTTTGCTATTATTTAAATTATTTGTTGTAATCTTAGTCCCATTTAATGTAATGTTGTTTACACCACTACTTTGAGCTGTTACAGTTATTGCTCTTCTAGGACTTCCTTGAACTTTATAATAAACCGAAACATAATAAGTTCCTGGTGTTATATCGGCAAATGAGACCATATATGAAACACCAGAAACCAAATCATACATTGATTCGTAATATAAAGTTTTGATAACTGAACCACCACTTGATGTACTATATAAATCAATAGTAAATCCAGGGAATGCTAATCCTGAACCACTTAAACTAAAGTTAATCCTTAAACCTTGGTTTGCTGTATTAGTAAAAGTTGTAGGACTTACACTACTTATATTTAAGGTATAAGCCATTTACTCCACCAACCAAATCTTCTCTAAATAAATAGATGTTGTTGTATTGGTAGTCCATGCAATAGTTGATCCACTAAAGTTACCAACTAAATGTTTAGCAAATCCAACTGTCATTTTGTTAGTTGTTGAGTTTGATACATATGCTTTAAATGAATGTGTTTTAAAATATTGTCCATCAAATACACTCCATGAATAAAGTCTGTCATAAGTTCCACTCGCACTAGTTGTTGAGTTACTTCCCATTCTTCCAAATACAACATGAGTTTCATAAGAGTCAGTTCCCGTCATATTTCTAACTTCAAAAGCAAGTATTTTATTATATAAATTAATACTTTGATTTAAAGTTATATTGTTAGCTGATAACGAGGTTGGTATTGTTCCTGTCCCTTCATATAAGAGTTTAAAACCTCCACCAACTTTAACGACACTTGTATTGCCTCTAATAAAAACTTCGTTAGTAGATGTATTAATTGCCATCTCACCTACTTGAGTAAGATTAGAAGTCGTAGGGTTTGTGGTTCCTCTTTTAATCTTAATGATTGGCATTAGTAAGTTCCACCATCAATAACTGAAGTTGGTCCTATGATTTTGTTTTTATCTATACCTATATAATAAGTAATCTTTGGTGGGTTATATGCTTCATTAAACACAGTGTAAACAACTAGTCCATTACCTAGTACAGCATTATTAAATGCCGTTAGTGTGCTAACTTCTGTCATTCCATTACTTGCATGAACACTTGAATTATAGACATTTGTAATCCTTGCTCTTTGTTCTGCAGTTAAGTGAAGATTGCTTGAGACGTGAGTATTGTAAGTTGATGCTGCAACTCCGCCAAGTTCAGATAAAGTAATTGTTACTGCACCTGTCTTTGAGTTAACACTTGTAACCGGTGCAACATCAGGAATAATTGATGTCGGCAGTTTATTATTGGCACCAATTAAAGGTACAGTTCCATTAGTTGTTCCTGTGTTCTTCTTTGATGCAGTACCCAATGATAAAGCCGTTATCTTACTATTCATCAATGTATCAGCATTTGGTTTTGACAGATACTCTATATAATCAGATACCGCTATTGGGTTACCACTACTACCAGTTTTATCTTGCTTTGAAATAAAGAGATTACCACCATTTAAATCTACTAAAGGTTCTCCAGCTTTAATTGTTCCACTTGAACCAACTAAAGGTCCTGTTCCACTAGATGTTCTTCTTTTTATTTGTATAATTGCCATTTATTTTTCCTCCTATCTTTTATAAAAATATACTCTATGAATTTGATGTGATGTTGAGCCACAATGAATTGTTAGAGTTCCATTTTGATAACTAAGTCCTAAAGTATAATCTGCTCCAGTATGTCTATAGTTAACTGAACCGCTTGAACCAACTGTTATAAATAAAATTGCTCCAGGGAATGTTACTACTGCGCTTGTGAGCTGAACACTTATAATTGACCTAGTTAAAATATATGAGTTTAAGTTTCCTACCGTATAAACTCCATTTGAAACTTTAGTAGGATTAATTTGCATTGGCTCGCCTTCTGCTTCTATTTCATTTCTTAAATCATTAAGTTCTTCTAGGTAACTAGTTATATATCTTTTTTGATAACTGTTATCTACACTTATTGATGTTGCTGTTTTGTTATAAGCACATAAGACTAATTCATATAAACCATCACTATTTAATAGATTAGTTGTTGTTAGATTTGGATAACTTCCTGCTTGTTCTTTTAAATATAAAGTTGCAGTATTATTTGAAGTATTAATTCCTAAAACAACAAACCCTCTTTTACTTGAATCAAGTGTTACTTTTATTTGAGTGTTTGCTTCTACATAGATAAGCCTTCCATATACGGAAACATAACCATCTTTAAAAGTGATCGTGTTACTTGATATTGTATGGTTTACTTGATTTTTGAATCCTTTAATTATTCCTACTTGATTTGATAATAAAAAATGATAGAGATCAGCGTCTACTTTTGCACTAACACTTGCTCCATCAAATGTAATTTTTTGTAAAGCCATTAAAACTCTCCTCCATCTAAATCAGAATAGCCCTGATTGTTTATAGTTACATTACCAACATTTGAAGTTACTCCTTTTGTTAGTATTTGAAGTTTTTCTGTTAAGTTAACTCGGTATTCTCCAAGAGTTACATGGACTACTTCCATATTATTTATATACTTAAGTCCAGTAACAATTGAATCATATATCTTACCCTTATAAATAAACTCAATGAAATCTCCAAGTTCTAATTCATTTAAAGCTTCAATACTGTTTTTTTTAGTTGTTGTAAATGTAATTTGATGATCCTCTTTACTTACTACTAAAATACTTTTTACTTTATCAGGAATGTCTAAATAATCATTATCACTATAAGTTTGAGCTTTAGATATTACCTTTTCATATCTAAGACTACTACTTACATCTTCACTGATTGTTCCATCCTTAAGTAAGAAGTAAGTTTTAATATCTTTAAAAAAGAGATTATCTTTTCTTGGATAATATGTAACTTTGTTTACTTGTTCTTTACTTGAATCATTAACTATTAAATCATCTAGGAATAAATTATCTGCTTTTATCTTCACACCAGATGATATTTGTACTATTCTTATTTCTAAACCTAAAAAAGAACCATTATCAAATACAACATTACTTCTAACTGAAACTCCATACATTTTAGTGATTAGTTCTAATATTTCATAAATTGTCATTACTTTATCATCTTCAAAGGTAAGTTTACCTATCTTAGATGTTTCTTTACTTATTTGTAAGTATGATATGTTTTGGTTTGAATCACTATTTGTAATAAAAGTTGTTCTTATAATACCTTCTATATAATCTGCTAAGTTTCCTTCATAACTTAAAGCTAAGACTTCTACTTTAAATATTTCTTTAAAATCATAACAAGATATTAATTGATAATTGTTCTCTTTTATAAAACTTTCAATAACACCAAAATAAAGACCATCTTTTTTTACATAAAGATAGTCTCCAATTTTTGCATTTAATTCTTTTTTATCTACTTTGAATGTTGACCGTTGCGTTACAACTAGATCATTGAGTATTTCAAACTCATTAGCAACCCTTACATTATCTTTAACACTAAAATCTAAGCGATCTAAAATTACAAGTTCCATAAGCTATCCTAAGTGATACTCATAAATGAATATTTTAAAGATTGTCTCATTATTTGTTCCTGAATTAAATTCAAGTGTTAAGTCGCTAGGTTCTAATAATATAAAATTGTCTTTTTCAAAGTCTTGTAAATGATAGATATCATTTTCTACCAAACCATCATAACTTCTTATGTATTGTTCGTTTGGTATAGATGATATAACTATCTTTGCATTATTTTTAATAATATTCAGTTTCATTGATGTGATAATATCTTCACCTTTTAATACATTCAAACTAGGGTTTTTAACATTCCCTGTTATTTCAATTAAGGTAGATGCTTTAGTTACTCCATCAATTTTAAGTCTTGATTTACCCCCTGTTGTTTCACTATAAGAAAATGGATAGTTAAACGGATATACTTTTCCACTTTCAACGCTACTATCAAAACTTAATATAAAACTCTTTTCTTTTATCCAGTAAGTTTTCTTATTTAAGATTGCTCCACTTTTTAAATGGCCATCAATAATTTCACTCTTTGATAAATTAACAAAATCAACATAAATATACTTTGTATCATTTGAGGTATAGTAAAGTTTTAAGTTGCTAGTCTCTATATTTAAATAATCAATTAACTTTTGATAACCTAAATAACCATCTAAGAAAATAATATCAAATGAAATCTCTCCTAATGGTTCATCCTTTTTAACAGTGTTATAAATATGGTCATATTTTAAATAAATAACATTATATGAAAAGCCAAGTCCGGTAATATTAGCAAGTAAGCAACCACTATAGTAATTAAAATTAAATACTTGGCCTTTGCTGTTTTCAAGATAAAACTTTCTTATCATATGAACTTACCTCCAAGTGCCCTATTTATAGAATCAATATCGAAGGTAGATGATGAAGTATTAACAGTTACATTGTTAGTTGTTGAGTTTGAATTACTTACATTACTTGTTTGTGCACTTTTCTTTAAATTAAAAGTGTTAGCAAAGAAACCACCAACTTTACCTAATACTCCACTTACAGCTTCTTTAGTTTTTGATACTGCATTTGAAACACCACCGACAATATTAGATGCGAGATTACTTACACCACTTACTGCATTTTTAGCAAAATCTCCGACCTTACTTGCAGTGTTACCAATAAAGTCTCCAACTTTAGACACAGCTCCAGATACACCTTCTTTAACATTATTAATGACTCCACCAACTGTATCTTTTACTTTTCCAAAAAGTCCACTTACAAAACCACCGACTTTACTTGCAGCATTTCCAACAAAGTCACCTACAGTATTAATTGCACCACCTACTGCATCTTTAACTCCACCAACTACACCACCTACAACATCTTTAACTTTGTTTATTGTTCCACTGGCAAAATCCGCAACCTTACTAAATGCACCACCAACGAAATCAGTAATACCGTTAAATACTCCTGTGACTTTTTCAAACACACCACCAAGTACTCCACTAACTGCATCTCCAACTTCTGTTATAAAACCGAATATTTTCTCAAAGAGTTTAATAATTTTTTCTAATATTTTAAATATTGGTTCTAATATCTTACCGATTAGTTCTAAAGCAGGACCTAGTATTGAATTAAGTATGTTACCTACCATCTCAATTAATGGCGCTAACATTTCAAATAGATCAGCTAAGAATCCTAATTGTTTAATAATAGGTCTTAATATCATGTCAATAATTGGTACTAACAAATCAATTAATCTTGTGAATATTCCAATTACAGTATCTAAGATTGGTTTTAAAGCATTCATTAATACTTGAACTAATTTCATAATTGGCTCTAATAGCTTCATAAAGACATCAAATAGTTCTTTTAAAAGTTCTTTAAATGACTCACTTTGCATTAAAGCCATTACCACAATAGCAATTAAAGCACCGATTCCTAAGGTGGCAAAGTTAATCCCTGCACCAGCAAACATACCGGCTGAACCTAGGGCCTTAAAGGCCACAGAAGCGCCTTTTATAGTTGGTCCGACTTTACCTACTACTGATAAAACAGGACCGATCGTAGCGGCAAGTGTTGTAAGTGTTATAATAATTGTTTTAGTTGAGCTACTTAGGTTATTCCACCACTCCACTGCAGTTCTTACAGCTGGTATAACACTATTTTGTAATGTATCTACAACCTTACTCATCATTGGTATCATAACAGTTGCTATTTCCACTGATAGAGCCGTTGTTGATTGTTTTAATTTATCAAGTGAATCTTTATATCCACTAGTTTGTTCTATTTGTTCATTTGTGATTATTCCTAGTTTTCTTGCTTCTTCCCTTAAGTCACTTATCTCATCTGATTCCATACTTAAGATAGGAATTAAATCACTACCTAATTTATCACCAAACAGTTTATTAGCTAAAGCAGTTCTAAGTGATTGATCTTCAACTTGACTAAGAGCAACTCTTATGATCTCAAATGCTTCTTCTGTACTTTTACCTTCAAGTTCATCCATTGATATACCTAAAGCATGAAAAACACCAGCGAATGATTTAACATCCCCTAGTGCTATATCTGCTAGTATATTATTTACTTTACCGAATGCTTTCTCTAATTTACCTGTTTCAACACCAGCTAAAGTTGCTACATGATTCCACTCTTGTAATGCTTCAACATTAACACCTATTCTTTGTGCAGTGTTTTTAAGTTCATCTGCAGTATTAATTCCTTTAGTAGCAAGTGCAGTGAGTGCTGCTACTGCTCCAAGTATTGGTGCTGTTAGTGATTTAGTTAATGTACCTCCAAGCTTAGCTAAATTATCAAACTTTTCATTACCTAAAGATTTTAACTTATCTTTTGTTTGTTCTAATTGACTATTTACTCTTCTTATATCCGCTTCTGTATATGAGATGTTTCTTTCTAACTTCCTAAATTCAGCTTCAGATATTGTTCCAAGTTTTAAACCTTCTTTAGCTTTTGCTAATTGTTCGTTTTGTTTAGCTAATCTTTCCTTTGTACCTTTTAATATTTCATTTAACTGACTTTGTTTCTTTCGCCAAAGTTCTAAATTTGAACTGTCATATCTTAGGTTAGTATTAATAGCTCTTAGATCTTTTTGTTGTTCCCTAAGAGCTTTATTTATTTCCTTTATTTCATTTTGTAAATCTTTACCATCAAGACTTAATTTAATATTTATACCTTTAACAGTTTCAGCCATTAATACTCACCTCCTTATAATAAAAATAAGTCTATATCTTTTTGAGTTGCTTTTCTGGGGTTCTCTTCTTTTGATATAGTTTCAAGTTCTAAATTAATTAATTCTACATATACATCAATATCTATGTATTTTGAATCTTTAATTGAAATCCCAAGATGAGCCAAATTATAAATTATATTTGCTGTGACTTGCTCACCTTGAGGTTCTATTTTGGGTTATCTTCGTTTACTTTACTCCCACCTAATAACTCTGCGATTGTATTTGATACATTTTCAAGTTCATTAATGTTTGTAAGCAAACTAAAGTCTATACTTTGTAAGAACTCTTCATAACTCTTTTTAGTGAAAGGTCTATGAAGTACATAAATGATTTTAAATAATACTTCTGATAGGTTACCTTCTTTTTCGCTTTGTTCTAACTTAGTAATATCTTTAAATAACTCAGTACCAAAAATACTACGATATTCAATAATAGTAAAAAGTGAGGACTTTAATCTTAAATCCTCACCGTTTAATATAATAGTTTTTTCCATAGCACTTAACCTACATTAGTTACGGTGGGTCCACTCGAGAAAAAGTCGTTATAATTATCATCACCATATTTAGATATTACTCTAATTACTGATAAGTTTCCGATCTCGATTGATCTTGCCGTAATGTTTAATGTCACAGAGTTTGGCTCGATGCTTTCTGCTTTAGTTTTAGTTGCATCACTAATAGGAGATGCTGTACATAAGAAATACCACACGCGTCTTGATTTATCATCACCTTGGATTTCATAACCAAGTGCAAATGTTTTATTTCTATGATTTACAATTTCTACTAAATTATTATTAGAATCTCTTTCATAACCTAACACATCTACTTTAAAGTTATCACTCACTTCTGTAAGTTTAAGTGAAATGTTAGATCCACTATTAGAAACTAAAGTAGCTAATATTCTATCATCAGCATATACATCAGTTTTTCCTGCTATTACTTCGGCAGTTAATTCTTGTGCGCCTTTTAGTTTCTTTGGTTCACCATAAGTCCAGGAATCATCTTGTCCTGGAGTTGCTACTGCGTAGTGAACATTCTTTAAACCAAATGTTACTTTATTGCTCATATCTTGTTTCCTCCATTTTTATTTCATAAATTCTGTATAGACCACTTTTCTTTATATAATATTCACTTATTAGATTGTATTCAATATCATTTTCTTTGAATCTATTTTCAAGTGTTCTTTCTAATTCAACATTTTTATTATCAGTTATTAAAGTAATTTGTAACGTGGATACTTTTAATAAATAGTGGTCGTCTGAAAATAAAACATTTCTTTTATTTAATTCTTGATAGATGATAATTGGCAGAGTGATTTTTTCTTCTATTGAAAGTGCATAAAACACTTTATCTGGAAGAACAGTATTTAATATTTGATATATAAATAAAAGGTTATTGTTTTCCATTGATAATACCTTTTATATCTTCCAACATTTTAGGAGTAAAGGCATCAAAGGCTGGTCTTAAAAAAGGTCTAGGATTTACATAGTTTCCACTCCTATGCATAAACCCAAATTCAATCAAGTGAACGATCATACCTTTATTTTTTCCATGTATAACAATTGTTTTGTTATAACCAGTTCCTTTTTCCGTTTTTATAAAATCATCTGCCAATGAATTGTTCTGTCCACTCCTTGGTGCATTTTCAATAATATACTCTATTATCTTATCTGCAGTTTCATCAAGTTTAGCTTCAAGCTCCTTTTGAACTTGCTCTGAGTAATCATTAACTGCATCCATTATCTTTTCAGTTAAATTATCAAGTGTAATCATCTATATCATCTACTTTCAATTGAGTTTCTACTAAATAAAGTTCAATAAACTGACCTGCAAGATATGTTCTTTCTATGTTATATATAGTTCCATCCACTAATGCGTGTTTGCTACCGTCATATAAAAAACTTTGAATTTGTACAGATAAATCCACAATGTATTCGTGTTTTTTACTTTCGTAATATTCTTTAGATGTCACTGACCTTCTCATTGCTATTAAACTTTTCTTGCTGATAAACTTTAATTTGTTATTTCCTAAGTAATCTCTTGTTGATTCTAATCTTAGTAACACAATTTTTAAATTAGGACTACTTGGAAACATTACTATCACCTTTTGATAAAGATAGTTGTAACAAAAGCATATCGAAACTTCTAGGTAGTTCTTTAACTGCTCCATCTGTTTTAAACCCAAAAAATGTTTTACAGTAAATTAATACTAAAGATTTTGTTAGGGGGTTATCTTCAATATTCTCTGGATCCACGCCTGTTGATAAAATTAAAGCTCTACACGCATCAATATAAGTATTTAACTCATCATCAGCATATGTTTCTTCTACCGGTATTAATAATGATTTTTTTACATAATTAAGTAGTCCCATTTATAAAACCTCTTTCTTAGGGTTTAAGCTGCTTTTTTCTTAATTCTTAAGAAACCGTTATAACCTACAACGTTACCGCCTGTAAATACTGATGCTTTATAGGAAATAATACCATCTTTAAATTTATAGTCTGTTGACTTTCCAATTTCTACTGGTGAGAAAATTGGCACTTCATAGTTATGTAATCCACCATAAGCCATTACATAATCACCGTCATTTGTTTTTGTGTCTGTTAAGGCTTTACAGTATGAATTGATAATATATGGAATACCGTCAATTGTTGAGTTTACATAGTCAATTGTGTGGACCTTTCTACCTTCTGGAGTTCTAAGTCCTGCGAATGCTCTTAAATCGTTTTTGTTTAAGATTAGATATGCACCACCTTCGATTTCCTCATCTCCACCATAAGCAAAGATAATATCATCTAATGTTTGGTCTGTGATCGTTGAGATCTCAAGTGGATCAGCATCTGCTAATGCTACTGCTTGGTCACTAAAGATACCAGTAAATGTATTAGATGTTCCTGGACCTCTTAAGATTTGTTCACTTATCTTTTTCTTTAAAGCAATGTTAATGTTTTTAATAACTTCGGCTTGATAAGGTAGGCTTGGTAGTTTTTCTAACTCTTCAGTGATTTCAGTATATGCAGTAACTTTTACTTTAGTAATAGTTAGGTAACCAAATTCTGGTTCTGTCTCACTATATGATTCACCTTCACCTGTAAGACCTGCGATACCATTACCTTTAATAAATGATTTCTTATAAGTCTCACCACCTGTTAAATTAACTACTTTAACTCTATCAACTAAACTTGAAACTTGCGCGAATGGATAAGCAGCAATGTTTGGAGCAGTATGTTCAGGAAGTAAAATCTCTTCACTTGATACTTGAATCACTCTAGCTTCTTTTAAAGCCTTACCACGTTTTTCAAGTTCCTCTTTATTAACCTGATCTGTCCTTTCAACCTGAATAGGATTGATTACAGCTTTTCTTTGAATAGCCAATTTTCTATCGATTGTTTCCTCTTCTTCTTTTAGCTCATCAATTTCTTTTTCTAAATCCTCTAATACTTCTAGTGTTGCTTCAACACCTGCTAGGCCTTTGATTTCATTTAATCTGACCTTTATTTCATTTTTTCTTTTTTCTAAGTTCATTTTTATTACTCTCCTATTTTTATTTTTAAATCTATTCTTTTTCTTATTAACGCCTCGTCAATTTTTCTCTTTTCTAATTCCATAGTCTTTAGTTCTAAATCCATAGATTCTAAAGAACGAGCATAAATTGATGTATTGTCATAAGCTGGAATATCAACTATAGAAACATCATAGAGTCTATCAATTTTAGTGATTCTTCTTTTTGGAACCTCACCTTCATGATTCCACTCTTGTTCTTTAACTGTAAAAGCAAAACTCATCTTTTCTAAAAGCCCTGATCTTACCATTTTATAAATATCTTTATTGTGCTGAGTATCTAATAATTCAGCACGCACTTTTAATCCCTTTTCATCAGAGATTAATTCTAATGATTTATTTTTAGTTCTAGCAATAATTAAAAATGAATCCATATGATTGTATTTCATAGGTACATCTCTAATTGCATCTTCACTTAGTGCATTTGGATCAATGCTTTCAATAAATCCATATTCTCTTGTTCCGATTAGCGTTTCCTCGTTATAAAGAATTGCATAACCCTCAAGAATCATTTTTTCATCTTCTTCTCTAAGCTCAACTGAACTTAGTCTTGTTTCTTTTTTGCTCATCGGGTCTCCACCTCTTTTTTCTTAATTACTGTTGGAGCAGCTTTTTCGTATACATACTCTAACTCTGCATCCTTATAATAGAAATTACCTATTTTTTGTTTCTTACAATAATCATCAATCACTTTAGTCTTTTCTTGTTGTTCTTCTAAGATTAAAGTTAATGCCTCTTTTGTTACTTTTCCATTAATCGTTACTTTCATTATCAGTTTCCTCACTTTCTTTATCTCCTACTTGATATAGGTTCGCTTTAGTAGCATCTACATAATTTAGGGATTGTAATCTCTTATCACCATTTTCTACCGGTTCTAAACCAAGTAGAGCTCTTGATTCATTTAAACTCATTATTCCAAGTCCCATCAACTTCTCAATTGCAGTTACTTTAGTATTCCAAGATGCATACTGTAATCTTTCACTATAAAAGACTATTTGTTCACCAGCTTTAATTTCATTATCAGTAAGTAAGCCTAAAGAAAAAGCCTCTGACAACTGAATTGCTAAAGGCTCTATCGTTTGTTCATAAAATGAATTGAACTCATCTTCACTATAATTTGAACTAAAGATTGGTGATGATACACCGAAATAATTTAATATCTTATCATTTAAGAATGCTAATGTATCAGCATCTATTAATTTTGGATCTACACTAAGTGGTATATACTCACTTTTTAAATCAATCGGAATTATTGAACTTCCTTTAACTTTTACTGATTCTCTTAAAATATCATTAAATGAATTTACTTGTTTCTTTTTATCCGACTCACTTAACATCGCATTCATTTTTAGAAGTCCTTTAATTTGCATTGAACTTCTAAGAGCATTATCTAATCCCTGAAGTACATTCTCATTTATATTGATTGCTTTAAGTAATGCTTCCTGGTCTCCTCTATGTCCACTTCCACCAAAGATATCATTATCATGATAAAACCTTTTTAAATGAATAACGTTCTCATATGGAAGTGTAAATGCATCTTGATTTTCAAATTGAAACCTTAAGTAGTAATTATTTAGATTATCAACTATCGGTTCAACTACAATTGGATTGATTGGATAAATTCCTACTAACTCACCATTTTCAAACATTGGATAAACAAATGCATTATCATCTATAAAAAGTTTAGTAATTACTTTATAGATAAACTGATAAGGAGTCATTACTTCATTTGGCTTGTGCTTTAAAATAAAAGACAGTTTACCGAGCTTGTCAGTAACTGTCCTGTTATTTTCTGTTTTGATATGTCTTGGTTTTAGCTTTGCACACTGGCTAGCAATCCTATCAATAGCAATCTTTACTACATCTGATTTTGAAATGTTAGTCCCAAATGAAACCTGTGGTATATTAAGTTGACTTATTAATTGAAAAGGCTCCTGCGAGCCTTGTTTTTTCTTTCTTTTAAATATGGCCATAGAGACCTCCTTATAAAATCATATTTTCAAAATCTAATTTATACCTATTAAGTACTGTATAAGCAATTATAAGTGCAACAGTTCCATCAATTCTTTTATATCTTGAATTAAGCTTTGATGGCTGGATATTTCCATTAACATCAACTTTAGCCTGAGTGTTTGATAAGCACCATTTTAAGATTGGATTGTTATCATAAACAACAATTTTATTTTTTAAGTCAGCTTCAAGTTGCTTCATTGGTTCTGATAATGAATAAACACCTTGTCTTACCTTTTCCATATTAAAACCTAAGTCTTCCATTTCTTTAATCCAATACTGACTATTCCATGGATCATACCCAACCCATAAAGGTCTAATTTGATATTCTCTTACCATATCTAAGAACCACTTGCTTACAAGTGAGAAATCGTTCTGACTTCCTTCTGTAACTGTTATTAAACCTCTTTTTACCCATATGTCATAAGGTGCATTATCTTCTGACATTCTTTTTTCAATAACATCACTTGGCATAAAGAACTGAGTAATAACAAACTTTTTATCACCTTTCATTAAAAGCAATACAGCGGCAGTTAAGTCCGTTGTACTTGAAAGGTCAACTCCTCCAATTGCATAGCTATCTTTTAAATCATTAATACTATAAGTTTCCTCATTATTTAAATCTTCAAAGGTTAGCCATGATCCTTGGTCTAATTGCTTAATATTGAAGTCTTTACAAAGCATTGTGACGCGAGTGCCCAAATCGTACCTCGACTTATTCATTATATCTTCCAAATACTCGTGTGTTTTAACTGTACCTAAACTTGGGTTAGATTTTTGCCATGTATTTGGATCTTGATAGATCTCATCAATTGAATCTTGAGTATATAGCCAAGGCAGTATCTTTTCATCTTTAATTTCATCTTTAAGTAGTTTTCTAACATAATCTAACTTGTTATCTAAGAAACCACCTACTGTTGTTCCTTCAGTAGTAATAATAAAGATTAATGGTTCATCCTTAGTTGATTGACTTTGTTTAATCGCATCATAAACCTTTGAATCGGTCATTTCATGAACCTCATCAATACAACCAACTTCAATGTTATAACCATCTTTGTTTCTTGATTGAGCTGATAACTTCTTTATCTTATTCTTTGTTTTAGGTGAGTATATTTGAAAGATATTTTTTGTACTTCTTTTCTTATTTGATAAAGCCTTAGATTGTTCTCTCATATTGTTGATTTCTTCAAATAAGATATTAGCTTGTTCTGTAGTGTTAGATGCACAAACAATATCAACTCCACCCTTAGATAAGAAAAACTCAGCTAAATCTATAGCTGCAATAAAGGTTGTTTTACCGTTCTTTCTAGCAATGAGTAATAATACTTCGTTAAATCTTCTAAGGCCTGTTGATGCCATTTTAAATCCATAAGCAACTTCAAGTACAGCCTTCTCCCAAAGTTCTAAAATGAAAGGCATACCATTAAACGGACTTTTAGTATGCTTACAAAATGTCTCGATAAAATCAATCCTAATGTTTCCTGGTTTAGGATCATAAGTATATCTAGGATTTTTCATATCCCTCATTAATCTTTCAAGCATTGTTAGTAGTTCATTACCTACTACTATTTTACCAGACTTTATCTTCTCATAGTATTCAACTAAATAACTCAAGTTTCTAACCTTTTCATAAATTCATCAAATTCATCGTCATCGTCAATTACATCTTTGCCTAAAACGGAGTTTAATGTTTTTATAACAGTTCCATAACTATTGACTAATTTAGTATAGTATTTGGCTGCTTCGGTTTGTCTTTGAGAACCATGATTTGAAATTTGAACTGCACCATGTTTCCTTATTTGTATTCTTAAGTTAGAAAGTTCTACTTTCATAAATGCTGCTTCTTTTAATAAGTTATCCACTAAGTCTGCTTTTGTTTGATCCACAGAATTAAAAAGAGACCTGAGTCTCTCATATTCTAATTGTACATTATTTAGTTTTCCCATCCTTACCTCCTAAGAACCAAAGTAAATACTTCCTGTTTCTAATTCCTCACCGTCATGTAGTATTTCAATGATGCCTGTTATTTTTCTGTAGTCACCATGATTATCTCCATCTACAAAGTCCCACCACATTGATCTTAGTACTTCTCTTTTTTCAATTGGTCCAACAGAACCTATTTTACTTTGATACATTTTATTATTATAAATTTCAGCTTCTGCATTGAATGCATCTTTTAATTTTAACCAAAGTTCGTGTGCTACTTTGTAATCATTATCAGTTGCGCCATCTGTAATTTCATCGAGTGAAGTTTCGCTGTAACCTCTAAAGTTTATTAATGTTTTTTTGTTTTCTAAAATATCATTTATAGTTTTCCATTCGTAATTATATTTTTTCATTTCTATTACCTCCTCAACTTTCATACACATATTACCGTACAAGAAACACTATAGCAACTCATTTTTTTATTATAATTTATTATCTTTTTACCAATAAAATTATAATAAAAAAGTCACAAATTAATGCGACTTGATTTTAATTCAGGTTTATTAAATTTGAGATTTTCAAAATTTTTGCCTTTCGTTTTTTAAAGGCCCCCCCATGCGGTACCCATCGCCAGTTGCTAAAAGTCTATGAGGGGGGTATGATACTTAAAATTTTTGAAAAACCCTATAAATTTGTTGTAATAGTTAACCGGTTTTAGAGTTTTTAGGATTTTTGGTTTAGAAAAAAGGCAGTACTGACTGGTGATGCATTTGTTTGGGATAGGGCAGTTACTACGATGCCCTTATCCTACAAACGATATGCGTCAGCAGTGGAAGGAACTTCATATATATAAGCCTTATTTTCCACTTTTCTTATTTTTGTGAATAAAGGGCATTTATCCCTATTTTCGCTTTCCGAATTTTTAGTGAGTGAAGCGGATGTTTTCCCTATATTCCATCTTTACTTTTTCTTGATACAACACCACGATTATTTACATATTCATCACTAAATTCGCTGATTCTATTTTTAATCGTTTTATCAGTTACACCTAAATATTCAGCCAAAATAGATACTCTACAAGTTCCATCTTCTTCTAAATTAATATCAAAAGCATTGTCAAATTCTAACTTTCTAGATTCCGGAGTTTGTTTTCTTTTTCCACTTTTGGTTAGATTATGTCTCGGATCACCTGAAGCATAGTTTTTGGTAAGTAGTCCTTCTTTGTCTACTATATGGATTGGATAATCAAACCAAAAGTTGACCGGAGTAATATTTCTAAACTCTCTTAAACTACTTTCAAGCCGCCAAGCAGTCATATTCTGATCGTCTAAATAGGCTTGTTTAAACTCTTCTTCTAAAATAAGATCAATGATATCAAGTAATGAATCTGGATCTCTTGCGAACACTCCGGAACCAGATGCACGATCCATTGCTCTTTTAAATCCTTGTTCGCCTTTAGAATGGTGATGAGAGTAAATAACGGCTACACCTGTTTCCAAACAAAGCTTATCGAATAGATTAGTAAACTTTGCCATATCGGTTGCTTTGTTTTCATCGCCTGTTATTACTTTATAAATAGGATCAATAATAACGACATCAATACTTTCACTTTTTGTTCTTTCGATTAAAATTGGCATTAGTTTATCAAGTGGCATTGATTTTCCTCTTAAATTCCAAATAGCTAAATATTCATCTTCTTCTGGTTTTATACCAAGTCTTTTATAAATTTCAACAAACCTATTAATACAACTTGCTCTATCAATTTCTAGGTTCACATACAATACCTTTGACTTCATACACCCAAACTCTAACCATTTAGATCCTTTTGAAAGGGCAATAACTAACTGCATCAACAAAAAGCTCTTACCGGCCTTAGATGAACCAGATATCAACATCTTGTGTCCCTTCCTTAAAATACCCTCTACTAACTCTGGTGCTAATGGTGGTAGTTTTTCCAATACTTCTTTTGTTAATGTTATAGTTTTTGGAAATCCATCTTCATCTAACTCCTCATCCATTAAAACAACCCCACTACTTTTCTTTACTTCTTCTTTTTCCATTTCCAT